GCAGCCCTCTTTGGTCGGCTTCGGCGACCCAATCAGCCCGGTCTCACTGGAGATGAGCGGCGCAACGTCTTTTCGGCCGCCGATGTTCTGGATCAGAATCTGGATGTTGCCGTCCTGGATGCTCCATGAGCAGTGGACATCACGACAGATCTGCTCAAGCGCATCCCTAGATGGCCCGCTGAAGGTCTGGCTAGACTGGTAGACGTAAGGCGGCAGTGGGTCACCAGGAGCGAGCCCGAGACCGCCAAATGAGGCCAGAAGCGCAGCGAATATGGTCGTGTTCGGGGTGAGCGCTGCGAAGTTATGGTCAAACCGACTCTCAGTGTACTGGAGCTCGCCGTCGCCGGCCTCGATCGTCACCACGCGTTCGGTGCCGTTGCGCTCGATTGTGACCCCGCCCTTCGCCGGAATGGTGCCGTCGAACAACAGGCTCGGAACACCCTGGTAGCCGGCCCGTAGCATGACCACTGCGCCCGTTGACTGGATGAGGCCAACCGACACGGGGTCGAGGTTGTAGAGGCTGATTGACGCCGTGTTCGGGTCCTTCTTGAGGCTCTTCTCCACCTCGAACTCGATCCGGATGTCACTCCATGAGCGACCTACGCCGTCGGGCAATCCAATGCGCACGTCCGCAATGCGGTCGAAAAACATGGATGGCACCGCGGAGGTCATTCGGTTCTCCCGATCTCGACCACTTGGAACGCGGGCCGGGCATCCTTTGGTGCGATCTCGTCGGCCGGGATGAACACCACGAACACACGACTCCCAAGGTCGCTCTGCTTTTCGATGTCCCGTCCTGTTCCGCTCACATCGACGACGTAGAACATGCCGTCGGGCAGTCGCTCGTCCTTGGCCCGCTTCGTGAGATTCCACGTGGTGACAATGCGAGCACCACTCACCAGCGGCGTTCGGTCTGGCATCGAGATCGAGAAATACCAAGAGGCAGCACGCTCAACCCAACGGAACTCGAGCCAGTACTCGGAACCGCCAATGGTGTCGGAGTACGCGAAGCGGCTCGATGCTGGGAAGAGCGGGAGTTGTTTCATGACCTATCTCTGCAAATCTTTCGGCTGTAGCAGTCAGGGCAAAGACAGGGTGCTAAATCCCATCCGGCCTTATGGGCTACCGCCCACAGTTTCTTGAACTTTCTGGCCGCCCAGTTCTTTAGTGGTTCTCCCTTTCGGCGACCGGGGTGACGAACCAAAAGAACACGTCCACAACGGGAGCTCAGGCTATGGCACCGTTGGGGCTTGCCGGGACCAGGCTCGCCGTCGCACTTCCTCCTGGGTTTGGGATGCGGATCAGGCAGTACGTCGTTTTTCACCGTGGCAATGTGCATGATGCCTCGAGGTTATGGGGCCACAAGATCCGTCACAGACACTCCACTTGAACTCAGACCGTCGAGCAGCTTGATCGCCAGCGACTTGTTAGTGGCACTCGCCACCTCTCCAGCTGGCGGCCCGCCAGACTGCGCCCCGGCATCCGTCGCAGCATCCGCGCCCGCCTTCACATCGACCGCCAACAGAGCCGCGGGAATGTCGACGGTAACCGAGGCCACCAAACGAATCTCTTTGAGCTTCACGACGGGGCGAATGGCGAGCCCGGAGTTCTGGTCCTGAGCCAGCCCGACGCCCTCAATGACCATGTTGCGGAGGACTCGGAGCCCAGTCACGACGGTCAGCAGGCTCTTGCGCCGCGCCATATCGATGAGCTTCGAATAGACCTGTCGTGCCCGTTGAGGAACGGGAATCGCTGGCGGCAGTGGAGAGTCTGTGATGACCCCCACGAGGCTCAACGTCGTCGGCTGCACGACGCCGTGATCGGTGGCCGCAATCCCCGTTTCGATGGGGAAGGACGTCCACTCAACCGCGTCGTCCCAGTTCTCTCCGGTGAGCACGTCGAACTCGATGCTCTGGAACCACATTGCCGAGTCAATGATGCGCGCCATCAGGTGCCCCCGGTGAAGGCCCTGTCAGCCTCCCTGTGGGAACGCTTAACGGCGTCACTGGTGCCCTTGGCCATTGCCTTGCTTAGCTGGGGCTCCTTCATGTTCGTTGACCCTTGGACGGTCACGTTGATCGCCCCAACGTTCACCGAACTCGGCTTCGACATGTTCATCGCCGCACGAATATCGAGTTGGTGTTGGCTCTCGACTGGAGCCTTTGCTGAGAGGAGTTTCTTTCCGAGTTCGGTTGTCGGCGTAGCTCCACCGAGTGACGCGCGCAGACGGTCAGCCTCATTACTAAGTTTTGTTTCTGTGGTTCGATAAACGCTCTTCCCGGCTTTGACACCCATCAGTTGATCTAGTTTCTCAAGCTGGGCGATTACGAACGCGAACGGCTCAAACAAGTCTCCCACCCATGTGACGGCGTCACGGATCCATTGTGGAAGGTCCTCAACGAAGAACAGGTAGGCGGCGGCGGACGCAATCCCGATAGCATTGCCGATGACGAGAAGGCCATTGGTGAACTCGACGATGATGGCAGTTGCTCCAACGATGACGCCAACGAAGATGTCAATCAGTGACACGTCACCAAACGCATCACTGAGAGCCTCACCAACCTTGCTGAGCGACTCCCAGATCGTGAGCAGTCCGGCGCGCAGCTTGGCCGCCTCGCCCTCAGGTAGAATGCGACCGATGACCGACTCGTCGCCTTCGCCTTGAGCAAACGAGATGAGATCGTCCAGCACCAAGATCACAAGCGCAACCGCCGCGCCGATGAGCAAGAACTTCAGGCTCAGCAGCTTCGCCGCGGCATCGAGGTTTCGCACGACGGCCGTGAGCTTCACGAACCCCTCGCCGACCTTGAACAGAGCAAGCCCAACAAGCACCGAGCCGAGCACCTTGAAAGTCTTGATCACGGTGTCCGTGTTACGACGCAGCCACTCGATGCCAGAGGTTAGCTTGCGCACTGCGCCCGTGAGCCACCGCCCAATTACCACGCTCAGTCCGGACGCATCACCCGTCACCCCAGTCAACGAGAACATGAGATCGCGCAACGCGTCGTTGAGTCCGCCCTGCTGCCCGATGGAGAGAAAGAACAGGCTCACGCCGTCTTTCAACATCGACAACTGGCCGCCGAGCGTCGCCGATTGCCGCTCCAATGCGTCGCCAAACTTGGTCTTGGACAGTTCGTTGAAGTACCCCATGATCGAGGCGGTATCTCGATTCACGGTCGTTTTCACATTGGCGTATGTGAATGAGATCTTGTTGCCGTTGATCTGCGAGACAATCCCCAACGCCTTTAGCCGCTCAGTCTCTCCTGTCACGGCGCCGACGACGGCCGCAGACATATCGGTGATGTCAGCACCTCGGCCGGCGGCGATGCTACCGATCGAGTTCATCGCCTCGTTCGTTGGCTCGATACCGATGCCCTTCAGGTCAATGAAGGCCTTGGTCACTCCGGCGAGCTGAAACGGGGTCTTGGCCGAGAATGCCTTGATCTGATCGAAGGCCAGCGCCGCTCCGGACTCGCCGAGCATGGTCTGCAACGTGGCCTGCAGGTTCTCGGCCTCGAAGTTTGTCTCGAGGAACGACTGCACAAGGCCGCGGCCAGCATTGGCCGCCATGCGGAACCCGCCGGCGAGCAGGTTCCCCATCGTGGTCGCCAGAGTCAGCCCCTTCGTGCTGGCGGCACTCATGTCGCGAGAGGCCTGCTGCACAGCCTTATCGAACAGGGCCACGGCCTTGTCGTCGGCGCGAACGCCAAGCACTGTGAGCAACTCTCTAACGACCATCTCAATCCTTCGGCGCTGGGCTGCGGGCCCACTCGAGAATATCCAGGAACTGCGAGCCTTTCATCATCTCCACCGTGTCCAAGACGGTCCATTCTCTAGACACTCGAACCGGGTCCACACCAAACGCGCGAGAGCAGAGCAGGATGTAGGGGTTGAGGCCGCACTGCTCCGCCTCTTCAATCACAGCTTCTGGGCAGCCGTTGAGAGGGACGCGCCGAGTCCTTGGAGGACTGACGCCCCCCCAAGTAGCCGCGAGAGCAAAGGGCCGTAGTTGAGCTTGATGACCTCAACGATGGCGAACACGAGCTCGCCGTAGTTCGCCTGGAATGCCGAGTCGAAGTCGTCAGGCCGGCTGAGGTCTCCGCGGTCTCGGGCCGTGTGGGCGAACAGGCCTGACACGATCTCTGGGCTCTCCAACAGGTCTGCCGCCAACGAGAACACGAGGTTACCGATGCCGCTCTTGGACACCTCGGTTTCCATCATCGACTTGTACTTGTCGATCATCTCGCCGAGCTCGGCCGCGACCTTCGACGGGCTTCCCGAAACTGTGACGTTGAAGGCCTTCCCGCCGACCTTCAGGAGGCGGAGCAGGAGCGGCCAGCCCTTGCCAGAGGGGTGCGCGATGATGAGGTAGTCGTGCTCGCCGCCGTAGTCGTCCTTGATCTTCACCCGTTTTGTGGTTCGGTCGTCTGCCATCTTTTGTCCTCTATTGAGTCGAACGGGCCAATGTTTTAGCCGATGATGCGCATGTTGCCGCAGTCGAGCACCCACTCATTCGGGGTGAGCGAGTTCCCGAACGACGCGCCAGGGTCCTGAACGACCCACGCATTCGGGGAGATCAACACGATGCCATTGAGCAGATCCGTGACCATGACCACCAACAGCGCCGCGGACGAAAGCTTGTCGGCGGCGAAGGCCAGCCGCAAGATGCGGTTCGTTGGCGAACCTGGGTGCAGGCGGAGCGTGAACTTTCCGCCGGGTTTCGGGGTGCGCACCCGGGTAGTGGTGCCGTCTGCGCCGACCTCCTTGGTCCACTCTTCGCCGTCGGTCTCGATCGACACGGCATCGGCCGCCCAACCAACGACGGGAACGCCGTTGATCGTGCCGATGACCTTGTTCATGTCCTGAGTGTACAGTTGTGCCATTGACGTCTCCTGTTACTCGTTAGGCACAGCTTGAAGCCGCACCTGAAATAGTGCTTACAGCTCCACGGACACAGAACCGGTGACAGCGATGCGGGTGAGAGTCCCGGCGAACTCGGTGGCGAAGGTCATCGGGAGGTTCCCCTCGGCCTTGTCAGCCACGCTCAGGGCAGAGGCCAGCGGGACGGTCACCGAGCTCGACCCCGGTGTGAAGTGGGGAGGAGAGGCGTTCTCGCCGTCCAGCAGCACGCTCAACGCGCGCTCTTTGGCAGCTGCCAATCCGGCATCGCCGAGGTCGATCTTGCTGTTGTCGGCCGCAGCATTGAGCAGCATCTGTGCTAGCCGCTCCGTCATGCGGGCCTTGCACCAGTCCATCGCGATCAACTGCTCAATGGGAGATCCGTTCGACCGGATGCCATTGGCGTACACAGTAAATCCGTGGAAGTCGACGAAGGTGTTGCCGTTCTTCCCGACGATGTAGCCGAGCTCAGTGGAGCTGATTGAATCGATCGTCACACCGACGATCTGGCTGAACTTCCAGCCCGCCGACTTTTGGTCTGGGTTGGC